TTATTTCAGCCTCTTTATCGTTTTCACCAGAACACCGACGATCGCATAATCGCTATAGGACTTCACGCTGCTATCTGAATCTAATGAGATATTTGTAAACAACAAGTCGTCGTCAGAAACAAAAACTCGCCTTAAGCATATTGGGTAATTTTTCAGCTTAACAAGGACGATGTCACCATCACAAAATGGCTCCTTGAGGGAGATCACACAATACGTTCCACGGTCTAATTCAGGCGACAGTGAATTATTCGTTATCTCTGCCACAAACAGCGAATCGTCCGTCATGTCATCGACTTCCGTCGTATAGGTATCTGCCGTTCTGACCCTGTTGGCCAGAAAACGCTCTACATCGCTGTAGCTAATGAGCGGCAGCGATCTCACATTGTGTTTGGCCTCCCCTGTGACGCTTAAATCCTTGTCAGTCAGCTCCCCTACTTTTACGCTGAAAAATTCACCAATGGACGCAAGCGTGGCGATCGTGGGATTCCCCACCCCTTTCCTCAGATTATTGATGGTGGCAATACCTATCCCTGTTTCGCTGCTCAACCGACTGGCGTCAATCCCGTGCATGCGCATGAGGTAAGTGAGGTTTTCGCCTATCATTTTCAATGACATACCATTTTCTTCTGATATTTTAATGTTGTTTGGTTGCATTATAATGTTTTAAACCTATACTTTAGCTTCGTTAAAGTGAATTAAAAACATTAAACCACTTACAAGGTGGCCATGACAATGATCCTGAGCGAGCGACGGACGAAAAACACAGAAAAATTATTGTAATAAAATGATCTTATTGCAAATCATCTTTCTTGATGAACGTGACTGGTTTTTATTGAAATGATTCAGTTTACTTATAAAAAGCTATCTAAGCAGGCTAACTCATATCCCGTTCATCAAGCTTAAGAGGCGATTTACAACGCCCGGGATATCTTCATCGCATTCACGCCATAGCTGCCGCGGGAGGAACTAAAATACTGATCATTAACCTCGCAGCAATTTAGTGCAAGAAAGCCCACCTGGAGAGCAAACCGCATCCCGGTTTAATTTTAAACGAAATGAGATGAGTGCCTTATTCAGCGCTCATAGAGCGACTAGTGCCCAACACTCGGGATTTTTTCTCCGTCAGAACGCGAAGACGCTGCGTCAGCGCCCGTAGCGCCGAGTTCCGGCGCATACCTGCGTTGAGCAACATTATGCCAAGAACGGCGACCAGAAAGGTGGCGCCGGGCCTCCAACACCAGGGAGCCCCGGCCCGACGCCACCGCCTTACGTACTGATTTTTAAGGGAGAAAAATGCAGACTGCGGGAATGATCACGCCCTTTGAAGATTCACGCGCGAAGTGAGCAGGGAAAATGCAGGCCACTGACCAGACGTAAGAAAATGATGCAGTGGGCAGGCTTGGCCGCCCGCTGCGCAAGCAAGAATGAACGCCTCATACAAAATTGCGCCTCCCTCTTGCCAACCCGCCTTCCTCAGGCCAGAATACTGTACATTAAATCAGTATTTACAGGTGAGTCATGTTTGTAGAATTAGTGTACGACAAGCGCAACGTCGCTGGGCTACCCAACGCCGCCGAGATCATTCGCAACGAGCTGGAAAAACGCGTGCATGCGCTGTTTCCTGAAGCCGAAGTGCGCGTAAAACCGATGCAGGCCAACGGCCTGAACTCCGACGCCAGCAAAAGCGATCGTGAGAAGCTGAACCGAATGTTGGAAGAGATGTTCGAAGAAGCGGATCAGTGGCTGGTCACGGATATTTGACGGGCAGTAACGCTATTGACTCCCACTCAGCGGGAGTTTGCCGGGCGGAACGGGCCGCGTGTTTGCCCGAGCCTCTCGGTGATAATGCCGGCGCCGATGCAATAGGCGGCCAAAAACCTACTGCACCGGCATTTTACCTGGCATCCACTTTATTTATGAAACCGCGTTGGTTTCCGATGACACGTCATCGTTTGATACCAGCGCGTCCGGCGGCAACACGTCCACCTCTTCACGCGCCGGCATGGCGAGGCGCAGATCGATCCAGCGCCCTTCCGGGATATCCATCGGTTCACCAGCTACAATCGCAGCAGTGTCAATGTCAAAGCGGCGCTTACTGACCTTCACATAGATAGTGCCATCCTTGCCGGTGTTAGCTGAGACAAAGCACAGGCGATTGCCGTTCACGTCCTGCGGCACTTCGATGTTCCAGCCCTCTTCCGCAAAACCTAACGCGCCGGTGACTTTGTAAACGCCAACTGAAACACGTTCAGCTGATACCCCCTCGGCTTCACCGTTAACAGCCGCATAGCCTGACAGCGTAAATCCATCCAGGTAATCATCAGCCATCTTTTCCGGCGCGCTGGAAAGTCTGATAATCGGCGAAGCTTTCTTGATAAAACCGTTTGAGTCTGTTGTCGTATTCTGATTAGTCCAGGCATCGATAAACAGCACGCGGGCATCAGATGCAGTCGCGGGAATATTCGCTGGCAACACCTGCACATTTGAAAATGAGACATCGCTGATATTGGCGTGTCGGCTTGGCAACAGGAATGCGCCGGTATCACTCGAAAACTGGTCTACTCGGCAATAAAGCTCAACAGTAAGCCCATCAGCTAACGTGTTCAACTTCGCTTCTTTAATTGTTCGATTATTTGCACCATACAGCGTATGAATAACAGCATTACTAAGGCCATCTTTATTCGTGTTACCTGTTTTAATGGTAACGAACTGAACGCCTTGCTGTAACGGACTTCCGTTATATAACGAGCCGCCAATGATAATAAAGCCAATGGTTTTGCCATTCGAAGTATCTGAAAATTTAACTGTGATTTTCATCCATGCATTATTACCAACAAATGCTGACGTGAATCTATCATAAATACTTGTTGACAGAACTCCTTGGGCAGCATCGGAGGCAACTTTTGCCCCCGTCCCCCCCTGCGAGATACTAAGCGCTGTTTTCAGGCCAGACAGTGATGTAATGTCTGAGTTAGCACCACTCTTTGCTGCATTCGCTAAAGTGGCCGACGCATTATTTTCACTGATTTTCGCGGCCGCGGCTGATGCTGCTGATTTATCTGCTGATAATGCAGCGTCAGCGCGCAAACGATCGACGGTTTGCACAATCTCCGGGGTAATGTCACTTTCACCTGGACGGCGAAGGAAATCATTGAGCGTGCCGGGCAGGGAATCGGTATAGACCTCTATGGTACCTACCCGTTCCGGCTGAGAGCCGTAAACAGACACAATGACTTCGTATGCACCAGGCTCCACAGATAAGGAGTATTTACCGCCGTCATCCGTCACCGATTGGGACTTTGCCAAATTCAACACCGTAGACGATGTTTTAATCGAGCGCATAGTGATAGTTACGCCAGAGCGGGGATCGCCATAAGGCCCCTTTAATAAACCGCTGATTAATGCCATCTTTTATTTCTCCAGTAATGATTTAATTAACTCGTCCTGATGGTCGATTCGCTCAGTTAACTTAGTGATTAGTTCTTGCTGTTCCTGCACCGCACCAGTTAGAACTGAAATTAACGGGAGGATATTTATACCCATTGGATTTGTTGGTGTTTCTTGATCACTGTCTTCTGGGAAAACCTCACCATACGCCCCCTCAGGAACAACCTCAGCTACCTCTTGCGCTATAAACCCACGCTGGGCAGTGGAATCGTTCCACACCCCAATATTTTTATAACGGAACGTTACTGGCCGTAACCTCATTGCCATGGCAAGGTTATCACTTGCCGTTTCAATTTCTTTTTTTATGCGCTCGTCAGATGCGTTAAATGCGACTGAACCTACCATAGTTGCATCTACCCACGCCTCTAATTGAGAATTGGCATTCCAGAAAAAGTTAAATTGATTTGAGTTATACCCGCCATTAACTCCATTCCTACAAGAATACGATCTTGCTCTAAATTGATGAGAGCATGTGAGTTTATCAGCAGAATCACAAATCAACCGAACGGAGTAGTCAGCTTCACTATTTTGGTAATGGAAATCAATAAACGGTAAAGCACTTGAAAGCTCCATGGCCGCATGCCAGACAGTATCTTTTTTTCCCAACTGCAAGTTATTTCTTGCAGTCTCTTTGTCTTTTAAATCACTCAAATTATCTGACTTCCCTAACTTACCATCCGTAGTCTTTGCTACGGTATTTACATCGGTCCTTAATTGCTCAAGCTGCCCCCCCGTAGCTGCTCCATGCCGGGCCGGTAAACGAGCTGCCATCCGGTAATGTCACCGTAATGTTTCCGGTGCCGCTGAATACCTGCTGCCAGTTGTTTTTATCAAGGTTCAATCCGCGTAACGCTTTCGCCGTCTCTGCGGCCAGCTGGGCGGTAATGGTGTTCATCGCGTCACGCGGTACGGCATACCACGCGGCTCCTGCCTGCGTTGGGCCATCATAGGCTTTGATCAGCGTCGCCTGTGTGGCGCTATCAACGGTTTTAACCGGTAGCGTATAGGTGACGCCGCCGACAACGCTCACGATGAAATCACCGGCTTTCAGTTCGGTATTGAATGCCGTCCCCGTGCCTTTCACTACGGCGGAGTTGTTCGTTAGGGTAAGAGTGCCTGCTGGCATAAAACCTCCTGATATCTTATTAATTGTTAGTCGTGAAACCTATTATTCCCTTTGCGAAAAACCATTACGGAAATAGGCCCATCATTTCCCCAAAATTGCCCTGAAGCGGCTCCGGTTATCCCAAATTCCATATCAACAGTTCCGTACGGTGGAACATCTACAACAATAGATGAATCATAGCGATTACCAGAAGAAGCCCTCCCTCTGTAATATGTTTTTCCATTAACATTTATATATACCCACCCACTGCTACCCGCTGTTGTTCCAGTATATAAAGCGGGGTTTGTAACAATCAAAACTGACTCATACGGTAAGCCACCGGTAAAATATCTGTGTTGTGCCCCATTAACGCCGAATACCTCTATCTTCCCCCAGGAGCCGGCTGAAACCACATCACCCACTATATTTTCAGCATAAACAGTACCTTTAACAGTACAATTTTCATTGATAATTACGTTATTCAACACACCGTAATTAGCATAAACATCCCCTCTAACGGTTACATTTTGGAACTCTGCGTAACCATCTTTTCGTATGGACCACCCCATCATCCCTGGAATGTAATTATTCGAGCTGATGTATTCTCCAATTTTTGAATTGGTTATCGACGCATCCTTAATAAAGGCATCGCTGATAAACACCTGGCCGTTAACCACAGCGAACGGCGAGTATTGCGTGTCGTCGCTGCCGCTCATCAGCACGAACTGATTGGCGTTAAAGCCCACGCGGGTGGTGACCGGCCTGCCGTTTTCCGCCAATACCGCGATCGACATGCCCGCGTTGTAGAAGGTGCCGTTCACCCGCACGCCCGCTTTCAGCGTATGGATGGCCGTGGCGCCGTCAGCGTCTACCGTCGCCGTCAGTTTGTCTTCCAGCACCGCCGCTACGTCGTCAATCTGCGCCTGCACCTGGGTTTTCATCTCGGCCAGCCCGCGATCGACCTCCGCGATGGTGGTTTTCACCACCATGATATCGGCGCGCACCGTGCCGTACTGCGCCCACTGGTGATCCACCGTCGCGTTGTTGGCCAGCGCATTCTGCAAGATGGCGTCGATGTTGGTGTCGATATCGCCCACCAGCCGCTCGCCGTCTTTCGCGGTCAGGAGATCGTCGCCGATGCTCTCCAGGTAGTCACCGGCGTCCGCGTTCGCCTGCCCGGCGGCCCAGCCCGTCCAGTCCCCCTGATTGCCGGTGCGGTCTTGCAGCCGCGCGCGGAACCAGAACTCTTGCCCCGCCTTAAGGCCGGTCATGGTATGGGTATGCAGCGGATACGGGATATCGGCTAGCAACATCGCGTTATTCCCGGCGGCGTTGTCTGCATACTGGATTTCTGTTTTCAGCGTGTCTTCGGCCCCGTCAGGGAATCCCCAATCGAGCTGGATACCCCACAACAAAGGCGAAGCCTTGAAGCCGACCGGCACCGGCGGCTTACCCTCTTTGCCCTTGAGGTAGGTTTCCATCGAGGTCGCCCAGATGGACGACACATTGCTGGCATTGATGGCCCGCACCCGCACCCGATAACGGCCGGCGTAAATGCCCGGCACCTCGAAACCGAGCGCCGAGGTGCGCGACACCGACACCCAGTTGCCGTTATTTTTGCGCCATTCGGCCTCATAGGCGATGGCATTTTCAACCGCGCCCCAGGCGGCGCGCAGCGTGGTAATGGCGATACCCTGGCTCACCGAGGAGTAGCTGTCGATGGTGATGTTTTTCGGCGGTGCCTGCACGCCGGGCGGAATGATGGAAATCGGCCGATCGTCGATACGCGCGCCGGTATCGATGCGGGCGTACTTGTTCGGATCGTGTTCCGCCGCGTTGACGGTATAGGTGTTGTCACCGTTATCGGCGATGCCCACCACGCGGTAAAGCTGCACCGCCAGATCGTCCGCGTCGATGGACCAGGCCGCCTCCGGCGCCGGCGCCTCGCTGTAGGCGGTGGTGACGGTCACTACGCGTTCATTCACCGCCTGCACGGTGCGCGCCTGCGCCCGGCCGGAAGGCAGGTTGACGATCAGGCGATCGCCGACTTTGGCGCCCGGCTTCCTGTCCAGCGTCAGTTTACGGCCGTCCACGCCGCTGAGGCGCCCACCAATCACCCGCCCGGCCAGCATCTGGTCCGCCACGCCGACGATATGCCCCGGCATGGGGATCATGCCGTCCAGCCCCACGGAGAAGCTGACCGTGCGATCCTTGCTGTTGGTCAACAGCGCCCAGCGGCCGCGGCGGTTCGCTTCGCTCGGCGTGGTGCAGCCGATGGCCGTCAACTCGGTCTGGTTCACGTCGTAGCGGCGCACCAGATCGCTATCGAATACCGCCTCTATCGCATCGGCGTAATGGTTGCCCGGATCGGACCAGCTGACCATCGCGGTGCTGTAGCGGGTGCGCTCACTGGCGGACGAGTAGGTAAACTTGCCGTCGATGACGTTGGCGCGGGTGTAGGTGAAGTCCATATCACGCGGCATGTCCGCCAGGGCGACCATTTGGTTTTGCCCCCAATAGGTCATGCCGCGGAAAATGCCGGCTAAATCGCTCAGCACCGTCCAGGCCTCTTCCCGCGACTGCAGATAAACGTTGCAGGTAAAGCGCGGCTCCATGCCCTCGCCGCCGCGCCCATCCGGCACCGGCTGATCGCAATACTGCGCGATACGATACAGCTCGGACTCGGAAACCTGGGAAGCGTCGATGCGATCGCCCAGGCCGAAACGCTCGGCCAAAATAATGTCGTAAAACACCCACGCCGGGTTATCGCTGTAGGCCCACTTAAAGCCGCCGCTCCAGATACCGGTATAGCTGCGCGTTTGCGGATCGTAGTTGTCCGGTACGCGGATCAGGCGGCCGCGCGGTTTGCAGCTGATCTTCGGGATGTTGGGGAACTGCTTCGAGTCGAACTCCACGTAAAGCAGCGCGGTGTTCGGGTAGCGCAGCTTGGCGTCGATGATTTCGGTCAGCGCCTCGATATTCATACGGTCGGCGATCCGGGCGCTGTTGGCGTTAGGCGTCAACCGACGCACGCGCAGCTGCCATCCCGTGGTGGCCTTCGGCAAGTTGATGCGGTGCGAGCGTTCATACAGCGAGGTGGTTTTATCGTCGATCGCCGCCGTTAGCACCTCCTGGTAGCTGCCGCCGTCGGTCGCCACGTCGATGGCATACTCGATGCGATAGCCGTTGACGTCGCCGTTGTCCGCCTGCTTTTGCAGCATGGGCCACCCCAGGCGCAGGCGGACGGCGGAAAGTTGCAGGTTCGCGACGGAACGCACCCACGGCGCGCCGCTTTTCAGTTCGCTGCCGACCGAGATCTCATTCTCAACGGCGGGAATGCCCTGGATATATTCCTGCGCCTGCGAACCGGGGCGGAATTCCCAGCGGAAACCGGGAAAGTTTTCCGTTCCGTCGCTGCTCAGCACCGGCGTACCGTCAACAAAAATGTTTGTGCCATCCAGCCCGCCGGCAAACTCCCCTTCGCCCAATGCGAACAACATCTTCGCTCTGGCGATCGACTGAATGCTGTCCGGCGATTCCACCGGCGTGTGGCCGCCGCCGCCGCCGCCTTTTCGCCCACGGATCATGTTCTGTGCCATATTTCGCCCATAAAAAAAGCCGCTATTGCGGCTGTCTGTTCAAACGGATGATGGTTATTGCTGGTCTTCGGTATAAATGCCTGCGGAGATAATCGCCCCGCCAATTTCACGCGTGCCGTACAGCACGCCGACGGGGTTGCCCTGCGCCGTGGTATTGACCGGCCCGCCAAAGGCATAGCTAGGCTTGTTGTCCTGATCTTGGCGCATGCGCAATCCTCCCATTTGCGGGGAAAGCATTTGGACGACGCCGCCAAGAGCTAACGAAGCACCGACCAAAGAAGCTGAACCCCACGCGCCAGCACTGGCAAACCCTGCCCCCATTCCAATAGCAGCGCCTCCTGTAAAAAATGCAGCGGTAGCAACCAGTGCTACACCCAATATTGTTTGAAATAGCCCTGCTCTCTTGCTTCCAATTATCATCGGGACAATATGAATATCATCATCTCCTTTGGTTAATTCCAATTCATCTTTGCTCACATTCCGTTTTCCAACAAAGATAGAAAAAGTCAACCCGCGCTTATGTGCTTCAAGCAAATAGCGCTCAAACCCTGGGAGCAGATTTTTCATTGCATCAATTGCTTTAGGAACAGTAAGGGCCCGGTACTTAAACTCTCTACCAAAAAGTTTAACCATCGGCCCATGGAATTTAACCGTTCTCACTGAGACATTAATAAAAGCCATATTCACCCCATAAAAAAACCCGCTAGTTAGCGGGTTAGTCACATACTAATGGCATTAAAGACATGAATCAATATCTGAAATCACATCGCTCTTTCTGTTTGAAATCTTACCCCACGGAGTTTCCGCAGCTTCACCTCTATAAATAATCTTGCGCTGCGTTCCTTGATCTATAATATCAATATATCCACTACCATTAATTAACGCTAAAGACACCCCACCATCTTTTGCTGGTTTTTGCGTCGTTTCAATGCGCATACCGTTGAATGTTCTCGTATCTGATTTTTCTGCAATGCAGACAGATAAATCCTTTACATCCTTTTTAGATGTAAACTCGGCGGTAACTGCTTTTGTTAACTCTGGACTTGCACAGCTGGTAAGTACCAACACTGTTAAAGGTAAAAATAATTTCTTCATCAGTATTCCCTCTGTTTTTTTAACATCGTAACAGAGAAGCTACATCATTTCGCTATGCCGAAGTACCTTCACCGTTCGCTCTTTCCAATAGCCACCGTAAGGCACCCGCTGGCTAAGCATGCCGTACATATGGTGCAGCAACAGGCCATCTGCCAGCAGAATGCCGGCGTGGTTGGCCACCGGCGCCGAAACCTGCATGATCGCCATATCTCCTGGCTGCGGCGAGCCGCCAAACTCGCGAAAACCGCACGCGTGCCAGTTATCCAGATAGCGGTTTTCACCCCGTTCCCACCACGGATAATCAACCCGATAATCTGGCAACGCCAGGCCGTGCTCCTGCCGGTAGTAGCTCATGACCAGCCCCCAACAATCGGTATGCCCCAGCACGAACTGGCGGCCCACCAGCGGCAGTTCGCCGCGCGGCAAGAGGGTGCGCAAATCTCCCTCCGGCCAGCTGGCGATCGCCCAGGGCAACTCCATCGCGTCGCACTGCACCTTGTCCAGTTCACTCGGCTGCGTGGTGGCGTCCGGGTGGCTGTGCACAATGAGAGTGATGGTGCCCCATTCGGCAGCGGCCACGTAGTCTTCCGGCGCCAGATGAAACTGCTCGGTGGGCTTGTCCGCCAGGTTGCGGCACGGGAAATAGCGCTCCACGCGGGACTTTTGCGCCACCACGCCGCAACATTCGCGCGGATACTCGGCCCTGGCGTGCGCCATAATGGCCGCCGCGGTTTTTTCTTTCATGCTCGCCCCCTACTGCCGGATCAAAGCCGCGCCGGGGAAGCCGCCGAACGGCAGCGGCTCGTGCTCGCCAAAGCGTTTTTGGCAGTCGCTCAGCAGCCCGCCGCAGCGATCTTGGCTCGGGTCATCCACCGGATTGCCCTTGTCGTCAAAGTAACGGCTACCGGCGTAATCGCAGCCCTTGCCGGTGCGATAGCCGCCGCGCGAGCACCAGGTGCACAGGCTGTGGATTTGCCGGGTCGGAATGCGCAATCCCCGCAGGTCCGCCGGGCTGGAGAGCTCGAATTCCACCGCCTCGTCGCTTTCCGTCGCCTTGCGATCGATGTAGAACACCTGCAGCTTTTCCTGCAGCGGATCGGCCGAAGAGTTCCCCTGCGGGAAGTTGCGGGCATCAAGGTAGTGCACCAGCGTGTCGTGGATCCGCACCTTGGCCTGCGCCATGTCCTCAAACTGCAGGCAGAGCGCGCTGATCAGGCCATTGATATTGGCGACCGACAGCTTGGGCGCATTGCCCTGGCTGTCGGCGGAGATCTCCAACCCTTCGACGCTAAACGGCCACGGGCCGTATTCCTGCCCCTGCCACCAGACCGATTTCGCCGGCAGTTTGGTTTCATCACCACCGGCGGCAGCCAGCTCTTGCGGCGTAAAAGGCAGGGTATCGCAATGAAAGCGCAGAATATCGGCGCCAAATCGGGTGCCGTCTACCTCAATCAGGCGGATGCGGTTGCCCGGCTCCAGCTTTTGCAAATCTGAATTCAGCATCATCTCCCCCCGGTTAAACGTGGAAGGCCTCGGTAAACGTGGCCGTCAGTGAATAGTTGTCCCCGCCCATGGCGACCGGCTTATAGCCCTCGCAGCGGTACAGGCCGGGAACCTGAGTTGGTGGCGTCCATTGGAAGGACTTCACCCCGTGATGGTTTTCCAGAAAGACGATGATCGGCGTGATGTAGTCATACTTGCCGACAAAGGTCAGATCCCAGGAGCGCACGATCGGGTTAATGCCGTCGCCGGAGACCTGCGCATAGCCGTCGCCAAACTGCGCCTTTCTGACGCGAAAACGCATATCGCCGGCGGCATTGACGCGCGCCGGAAATTCAAATGTCTGAATGCCCATTACATCCCCTTGATTGCTTTCCAAATCGGCTGGCCCGGCATCAGGTTGCGGTTGATCACCTTTTGGCTTTCCTGCGCGGCGATATTGCCCATCTGTTTACCGAACTCGCCCCATCCCGGATCGGCCTGCGAACTGACGTTGCCGCCGTTCTCGATGGTGATGTAGACATTCGGCGCCGCCGCAGGCTGCTGGCCGCCGCCGATCGCCCGCACGCCAAGCGAACCGTCCGCGCCGCGTTTGAGCGGCATGATGGCCTCCGGCCCGGCTTCGCCCATTAAACCGGCACCTCTGGCGAACGCGAACAACGTGGGATTGCTGACGATCTGGCCGCTGAATGCGCTCAGCGAAGGTGAGGCGTACACGCCGCCTTTGGCGTTGGGGACATAGCCTTGCCAACCGGTCGGCATGCCCATCGCGCCTGAACCGGCCACGCCGGCGCTTGCCGCCCCGCCCAGCAAGCCGCTGCCGATATTCATAAAGGTGGAAAGAATGGTTCTGGTCAACAGCGCCTGCATCGCCAGATCGATCAGTTGCTGAATGATGGACTGCGTCATGGAGGTCATCAAACCGAGCATGCTTTGCTTAAAGTTTTGCGTCCCGGTCAGCAGATCGAACATCATGCCGGAGGTCCGTTCCCGCGTCATATCCACCAGCCCCAGCGCCATCTTGTGCACGCGGCTCTGCCCGCCGAACAGGCTCAGCGCCTGCTGATACTGAGCGTCCGACGATTCTTGCGTCGCCGCCTGCATCAGCTGTTCATAGCGCTGTTTATCCAGAATGCCTTGCTGGTAGTAAGCCTGGTATTGCGCCTGCTGCTGCACCAGTTGGTTGTTAAGGCGAGCGACCGGATCCACATCACCGGCAATGTTCATACGCGGCGCGGCAAGCGCATCGGTTTCAGCCTTCAACCGCTGGCGCGTCGTTTCTTGCTGCTGCATCCGGCTGGCGGTGTGGTACTCGCGTTCGGTCAACAGCCGCCCGTCATACAACGCCTTCAGCTCCTTGCCAACCTCTTGCTCTTTACGCACCGCCGCCTGCCCTGGCGCGTATTGTTCAGCGAGCTGTTGCCGCTGCCGCTGGTACTTCTCGGCGTTCAGCGCCATCGCACGCTGCACATCGGCCTGCCCGGCACCGGCCGCCTTGGCCGTTGACGCCAGCTTGGCCTGCGCACTTTGTTCATCCTGGGTGATTTTTTCGAGGCTGCTCAGATGCGCCTGCTCGATTTCCTGACGCAGTTGTTGGTACTGATCAAGAGCCTGCTGTCGCTCACGTCCAAGATTATCTGTATTTACAATATCCAATGTATAAGCAGGGGGCGGAGAGGGCATCAACTGCGCCTGCGCAGTTGCAGTAGCGGGCAAAATATTATCTGCTGGCTGATTAAAATGACGAGCAGCCCCTGTCAAAACAAGAAGGTTAGCTTGGTCAATATTTTGCATACTAGTGCGAGTATTTTGAATCCCGATGTCTATTGACTCGAGAGCCGCTTCTGCACGCACCCGCGTAGCTTGCATCTGCTTTTGAACACCAAATATGTCACCCAGCCGACCTGGGTTACTCTGTATTCGTTCTATTCGCTTGTTTGCATAATCCAACAAGTTCTGCTGCTTATCTCGCTCACTAAGCTGTTCCTCGAGCTGCTCACTGAGATCTAATTTTCTAAGGGCAAGTTGCTTACTAGACAGTTTGATAAGCTCTGACGTAGTTAGAATCGCAGCATCTTTCAGACTCACCGCAGCCTCTTTGGCTTGCATTGTTTGCTCATAAAAGTATGCCATCCCCAATCCCGCCTGGATGGCGACACCGATCGGGCCGCCAAGCGCACCCAGCGCGATGTTGGCGACGCGAGAGGCAGAACCGACGCCGGCCGTCGCCTGCGCCGCCCCGCGCGCCGCCGCCGCCTGATCGCGCCAGGCCGCCGCGCTGTCATTCAGGCCGCCGGCCAGTTTCAGCATCTCCTCCGCGCGGCTGCCGCCTTCGCCGGAAGCGCTGCTCGCCTGGCGGGCCGCGTCGTCCAACTGCTTCATCTGCGCCGTCGCGGCGACGGTGATGGACGCAAGTTCGGTGAGCGCCTGTCCATACTGGCGCGAGGTGGCGGCGAGGCCCTGCAGCGACAATTCAACGCCGGCCAGCCCCGCCAGTTTCCCCGCCAGGCCGCCAAGCGTGCCGCCGATACGTTGATATGACTCGTCGGTCTTTTTCGCGTCCTGCTGAGCCTGGCGGTTAAATTTGGCGGATTGTTCCCCGGCGGTACGGTAAGCCGCCGTCAGTTTGTTTTTAAAGTTGGTGTCATTCAGTTGCAACCCGACGACCAACTGTGCGGTATCAGCCATTTCCCAGCACTCGCATAACGTCAGCACACTGCATATCAATACTGCTTTGCGCGGGCTGACCGGATTGATGAACGGGGGCACTCTCCGCCGCATCGGCCGTCATGCCTTGCAGTTTGAAGTATGCCCGCCAGTGATTCAGAATGTGCGCCGGCAGCGCGGCGATCTTGCGAGGATCCGACTCACCCCAGCGATCGGCCAGTTGGAACACCAACATCAGCCAGGGCGAGTCAGTCAGTTTTTTTCCGCTTCCTCCAGGCTGCCGACCGCATGGCGCTTAACGGTGCCGATGGCTTCGACCAGCGTCGGGTTGTCGTGCGCCGCCAGCAGATCGTCTACGCTCGGCAGGGCGCCGGCCGGGATGCGTTTGCCGTCCGGCGTCATCAGGCAAGACAGCAGCAGCTGCACGTTGAGCTGCGCGGCTTTGTTCATGTCGCCGCTGTCGATGGCGGCCTTCATGCCGTCTTCGTTTTCCTGCAGTTCCGCCGCTTTCAGGCGGCGGATAAAGGCTTTGGCGCCAAAGATCTGCGTTTCGATCACGTGGTCGTCGGATTTCAGCAGCGCCGCTTTCAGCGCTTTCAGATCGTATTTCTCAGTCATCGGTTTTTCCTTGTTCATATCATGTGCTCTGCATAAAGAAAATTGCCGCAGGCCACATGGCCCGCGGCGGAAACGATCGCGTCGAACGCCCTCAGGCGTTAACCCAGCGCGATCGTCGGTTCGTCACACCTTCGGGGTAACCGAGCCCCAGGTGTTGCTGTTTTGCTTGCCCTGGACGGTAATCTGAATGACTTCACTCGCCGGGGCGGTGATCTCATTCATTTTCCAGCCGGACAGCGACAGGATGGAGGTGGAAGTGCGGCCGTTCGGCAGCTCGACGTAAAACTGTACCGTTTCGCGCTTGTCCGCCGCATTCAGCAGCGCCGCGAAATCGGCGTTGGACGGATCGTCGATGAAACCGATGGATTTCTCCGCGCCTTCCGGCAGGTCGGAAATAAACTGCTTGGCGGTATCCAGCAGCGTGGTGCAATCGACAAAACCGCCGGTTTGCCCCATTTCACCCACCGCTTTACAGTTGGTCAGCGCCTTCATGGCCGTGGGCGCAGCCCCAACGGTGCCCCATTTGACGATAGTGCCGGCAGGCAGCATGGCGTATTCTGGCGAAGTTTTATCAGCCATAGTTTTTCTCTCTCTTTTTTGATGAAGGATGGTAGCGGTCGCTACCGGTTTTCGATGCCATAGCGGACGTTAGCCGCCAGGATGCGTAACACTTGGTGCTTATGGTGATCCAACGCAGGGCGAATAAACGGGGCGGCGGCTTGCGTTGCCGTGCCGTACTCCTGCGCCAGGGCTCGGTGGTAATGCTGTTTACTGGGGCCGACGCGCAACGTCACCGCGTTCCATCCAGCAACGGCCGGGCGTATCGCGATGCCGGCGCTCAGCGAGGGTTCGCTGTTTGGCGCCCCCCGATCGGCACACTGCCGCATCGAGCCAAGGACCGGGGCCAACGCGGCGTGGCCGGCTTCCGGCAGAATGTGGCTGGTGACCTCGCGCCGAATCGTTTCCAACCGGCGAGTCAATTCCGCCATGCCGGAAACCTTCATGGCGATCACACCGCCACCTCGGAATGCGTGATGAGGTAATCGCGCGCCATCCGATACTGAACGCGGTTATCCGCCAGGGGCGTGGCGCTCTGCAAAAGGGTACTGCGCGTGACCGCCTGTACCGGCCATTGACCGATATGGCCATGCCGAACCCCTTCCCAGGCATTCAAAACCGCCTTATCCAGAGCGATCAGCCGGGAGTAATCGTCGATCACGTACAGCACGATCTGAAAACGGCTCTGCACCAGCGAGCTGTCAACCAGACCGGTGTTCACTTTCAGATCGCTGATCTTCTGATAGGTCACGCCTTCTTGCTGCGAATCCGGCAAGATCAGCGGGTAAGCCGCCAGATGGGTTAGCGCGGCCAGCGAGCGTTGGATTTCATCTTCAATCATTCGGGCAAGGTCTCCGTCATTTTGAGGGGGGAATCGTTGTGCAGACGTATTCGGGCATCAGGACAGAAACAGCGCGCGTTCCGCCGCGCGCCGGGCAACCAACCCATCGAGCCGCACGCCGCCCGCATTGACCCATCGACCGAACTGGTCGGCCGCTCCCTGCCAATCGCCGGCGTTCAACCGGCGCAGCAGCGTCGAGTTCTCCAGCGCGCGCAGGCCCAGGTTATAGGCAAAGCTCACCAGCGCATCGAACTGCCCCTGCGTGATCGTCACCGCCACCCGCCGTTCGACGCCCTGTTCGAATTGGGCGATGCCGCACAGCAGCAAATGCTCGGCCGTTGCGGCATCGATCGCCATGCCGGCACCCACTTTTCGTCCTGCGACCGGCTGGGTCCAACCGTAGCCGATGGTCCAAACGCCGACCGAGTCCTGATAAGCCTGCAATCGCAAACCTTCGAAACGCTTGATCAGCGCCATGCCATCGTCACTTATCTTCATGGTTTCCTCCTGACGCTTTATTGAGAAATCGGCGTTCCAATGCCTTGATCAGCGATGCTCCCGACCATCCCGCCATGCCACATACGCCGCCCATCACCTCCGAAGGCCAGTCGTAATGCAGCGCAATCATCACCATGGTCAAACCGGCGAAAATAGAGACGAACAGCTGCAAGAACAGCGTCCTCCAGCTAAAGGTTTCGCCGTTCAATACCTTGAAGGAATAGCTGGCGATCGCCCCCAGCAGCGTCATGCCGAAAGCAAGCAGCATTGAAAGGATGTTTGGTTCATTTTTCCAAGGCATAATCATCACCCTCCCCTTGCCGGGGCATAGCCCGATCTTCGGGAGTCATGGAAAAGAGCCGCTAAATGCGGCGCTTCTCCCCGTCATTCCTGTTCCATTTAAAAAGCGGCCATTTACGCTGTTGAAGCTCTGCTGAGCCTGGGCAGATAAATAAAATTGCGCTGTTTTATAAAGAAGAGGGATTAGCCTCCCGTCGTGGTCATTCAACGACAGTCATTATTCAGTGAGTGATTGACCGTTTTGACAAGGAGGCTAAAAATGAAAAACCCCGCCAGAGCGAGGTTTATCTATCGTGCGGCGGCGCCGGCAACAATTCAGTTTTATCAGATTACCGGCTTATTTGCGTACGCGTGAGTCTTTTATTATAAAAAAAAAAAACCCCGCCGGAGCGAGGTTTGGCTATCGTGCGGCAACGCCGGCAACGACTCAGTTTTATCAGATTACGCGTTTATTTTCGTACGCGTGAGTCTTTTATTATAAAAAAACAAAACCCCGCCGGAGCGAGGTTTAGCTATCGTGCGGCAACGCCGGAAACGACTCAGTTTTAGCAGATTACAGTCTTATTTGCGTACGCGTGAGCTTTTTATGATAAAAAATAAAACCCCGCCGAAGCGAAGTTTATCTATCGTGCGATAGCGCCGGCAACGACTCAGTTTTATCATATTACCGGCTTATTTGCGTACGCGTGAGATTTTTATGAAAAAAAATAAAACCCCGCCGGAGCGAGGTTTATCTATCGTGCGGCGGCGCCGGCAACGACTCAGTTTTATCATATTACCGGCTTATTTGCGTACGCGTGAGCTTTTTTTAATTATGGCGACGCGCAAGATATTTTACTCGCCCTTGCTATTCCTTATGTCATTAGGAGGCGAGAAATAAACTCTCTTCGATTTCAACGGCAGCCTTTTCAGCGATCCATACTCAACGTTATATCCAGCATCGCCAGGCATCCACCGATAAATCCCTCCGCCGTTTGCATCTCTTTACGTATCGTACCGTCTGAACATTTCCTTTTCAGGGCAATCTTGCGCAGAGATATGCCATAAACATGGTGGGCAATGATGAGATCGAACTCTTCGGGTTTGTATTTCTTCAATCTGCCCACGCAACCGTCGATCACCAGGCCGTCATCATCGCAGCAGGAAAGCTCGCCATTCGATTTATAGGACAACAGCCCTTTGAACCCGGCGGCAATGGGGGAATAATCAATGCCGCTGTTATCCCTGGCCCATACGCCCCATCGCTCCAACACTTCATTCATATCTCTCATGCTTCCACCTCCTTTGGGCGTTTGCCACATCGCCAGGGCTCCATGTCGCTTACCGACGTCGGTCGAGCCGTTGTGCTGCTCGGCGTACTCGCCGAGGAATGTCGCACCAAATACTGTATAAATAAACAGTATCAAGTATACCCAGAGGTATCTTTTTTTCAATAGCGAAAAGCCATTTACCTGCAGCTAAATTTAGGTACGATGGCCTCATGAAAAACGAGCAAAAATTGCACCTGCAGGAGATGCGGCGAGAGCGCCTGATCATCCTGATCGACAACCTCGGCGTCGGGGGCCAAAAGCGCCTTGCCGAGGCGCTCGGCATTGCCGCTGACTATGTCTCTCGCCTGCTCTACCCGCCGGGCAAGAAAGGAAAAAAAGGCATCAGTGGCGATATGGCGCGAAGGATTGAGCAGTACTTCGCCGTGCAAATCGGCTGGCTGGACGGCCTGGAGCAAACCGGGCTACGCCCCGCCAGGAAGAAGGCCGCGCAGGCCCCAGGTAAAACGCTGCCGCTGTTGGCGTGGACACTGCCGTTGTCTCACGAACAGCTGAACAAAGGGACGGTCGTCCACTACCCGGCGATGGTGCAGTGCAGCGCTCAGGCCTACTGGCTGCCCGTGCGGGATGACACGATGAGTGGCTCTACCGGTGCCAATTACCCGAAGGGCGCCTTGATACTTGTCGAACCCGCTGCGGCCGGGATTACCGAGCTCGTCTCCGGCGACAAGGTGATAGCGAAACGCTGCAACAATGCTGAGCTCACCTTTAGAAAGTATGTTGAGGAAGCAGGGCATCGATGGCTTAAGGGGAGCATGCCGGATTGCCCGGCGCTGAATGCCGATGAGTACGCGATTATCGGAGTGGTGCTTGGCGCCTGGCTGCCCTAG